TCTTTACTAGTATTCTGTTCATGTGCCTCTACACATCCAGGCATGTCTACAATAGGAACACCCACCTGCTCCGTAATAGGAACAGATGGGGGAAGTGCTTGGGGTGGATTTGTAACCCACCCTGGCGGTTGATAAACCTGTATATCAGGTATGCTCACATTATCAATACTAATATCTTCAATCATTAGCAATCATTAAATACTTCACCAACTTGTGAACCAACTTCGGAACCAACTTGTTGACCTAAGAGAAGTGCCCATCCACCTGCTAACCATCCAACGTAAGGGATGCTAGACAGTGCTGGGGCAAGCAGGCCACCACTAATCGCGGTTCCTGCCATCGCACCTTGTGACCGTGCTCCAGCGTCCGCCACGATGCACTCGATGTCTTTTGCAGACTTTCCCTCTGCTAGCGTTCCAGCACCTCCCATGTTCCTTACACCTTCCATGGTATACTGATCACGACGAAATTCTGTACGGTCTTCATAAGTATCAGTACCACCAAAAAATCCTTTCTTAGTTTTAGATTGAACTAAATCAATAGACTTTTCAGACTCCAATACTTTGGGGTCATTTGCTTTATATTCAATGCTGTATCCATTTTTTCCTGCTTCAATTTTGTAGGAAGAATATGGAGTGCCGCGTGGAATATTGATAGTTGGAACATGATAAACCTTCTGCTTATCTGGTTGTCTCATAATATATCCAAGCAAACCAATATGTGCTACGGCAAATAATCCACCAACAGTTGCAGCAGCAATCTTTAATTTAGTCATGGCATTGTCCTAATAGGAGTAACAGGTACAACTGGAACGGGTCCACCTGTCATTCCTGGGACTTCGGGCATAGAAGCATCAAGAATATCAGGAACTGCATCGGTGATAGCACCAATAGCACCGCCAGCTAATACATCAGTGAGTTCTTTAATAAGTGCATCCTTCTGAAGATACACATAAGTCCCACCACCCACGATGCCTACGACACCAGCGAATGACAGGACTGCTAATACATTGATAATTTTTTGCATGGTATTACATTTTATAAGTTTCATCTGTTGTGATCTTAAGCGGTGCTTGTTCAACTTTAATAGTTTGAACAGGACCACTAGACTTTGCAGCCTCGATCAATCTCTCCATATCTGCCTTAGAGATGCCTCCACCGCCGCCAGCAGCTGCTTGTGATCCTTTCTTAGCAGTCTGAACCCCGAACGTAGCTAAAACCCCAGTAAAAACGCTGGCTATGAAAGTTGGATCGAGATCTTGTTTGGGAATCTGAAGTGCAGGTGGCAGGTCTACATATGCTAATGTGAGAATACCACCCGACCATACTAAAATTCCCAGTCTTACAAATGTAGACAGAATAGCCAACTGTTCTTCTTTGTCTTCAGATGCCTCTTTAAGTTTACCGAAAATACCCTTCTTTTTAGGTTCTTCGTTCTTAACTTCTTCGGTCATTTAAACAAAGCATGGCAGCTCTATTTAGGATTCTGAAACTTGACGCTTCTTACCAATATTATATTTGGATTCTAAAGTCCACTCACCCTTTTCTTTGTAAGCAATTACTTTGATTTGACTCAAAGGTGCTGCATCAGTGACTGCATCTTCCTTTACAATTTCTACAAGACCCCAGTCAGACAAGAGTTTAATAATACGGTTACGTCTCTGTACATCATTCTCAGACAGGTTTGCTTTCTTACCATCAAGAGCAAACAACTCTTTAAAGTGTACGATGTAATACTGTCCTTTCTTGTGAAGAATATGGCAAGATTGAAACAACTTCCTTTCTTTTCTGGAAGCAACTCCAATACGAGTAAGAGTTTCGCGCACCTTCAGGAAGTCATCTGGTTCCTTTAGATTAACTTCTACCATATTTTCTTTCGTCCATTGAACTTCCTTAAGTTCGCTCATCGTTTCTTACCCCCTTTATTCAATTTATCTTTAATAACTATGAGTTGGTTTTCGGTAAGAATCCTGAGTGCTTGCATTGCTTTCTCGGTTGAATAACCATAGAACTCTTTGACAAGTTCAATATCCTTCACCTTTTCTTTTTTACCCCATGGAGAAAATCTCTTACGGGACCTGACGGTATTTATAAAGAAATCGTATTGAAGTTTCTTATCAAGATTGGGATATTGATTCATCTCATTTGCATACATCACAGTATCCATGTGCTGTGACATACACTTATTAATTACAAAGGGAGGATAGTTCTTTTCCCAAAGAGGATCTTCATCCTCCATGAGATTTTTTTTAGTCAAATTAATAGTGTTCAGATAATCCTTAAGTGGATACCTTTCGTCGTAACTCATCGTAATGCCTCCTCAATTTAGATTTTAAACTTGACTCATAAGAACGTTGAACATTATTATTGAAAAAATGATCTCTACAAAAACCATCGGATCTAACATAATGCAAAAACATCTGAGTGTATTCATCACCAGTAGTATTTGGTTCTCTCCAGTGTTTTGCAACCGCACCCAAATATAGCATGGCATCACCAGGATTTAATATCACACCACTTGGTCTACATTTAGGATCTTCTATGTAAATTGGCCAATCTCCAGAACCATTTAAATTTACTGTCAAAGAAATCTCGCATGTTAAACGATCATCATGCTTCGTAAGTTCTTCACCAGGTAGATAAGTTCTAATTAGAGCATAAGTGGGAAGTAAATCCCATCCAGAAATTTCTGATACGATATGCAATTTATTGCATAAAATTTTTAAACTTGGAAAATAATTATATTTTCCAATATATCCAGAAGGATCCATATAAGAATGAATTTTACTTTCTTTTCTAAAAGTTTTGGCTAAACTTTTAGCATGTTCTTCCGATAAAAAATTTTTTATAACAAAATAATTATTAGTCAATAATTGTTTATTCATACCATATAATTTAAAAGACCATTTGGTCGCACTTAAATTTATCACAATCGTAGTAGAATTTGTCATGATCGAATCCTCTATGCATATTACCCTTCCTACCATAAAGACTGGACTTAATATCATAAGGGGGATCTAGATATACAAAGATATCTTTCTCATCAGTCAGAAGTTGCTCATACGACAGGTTAGTAATTTGCCACTTCTTAATGAGTTGCTGGTAGTACGGGAGTTTCTCGATTCCTCGCATACTAAAGTTTGAGTCTGACGCCTGCTTGCTGAAGGAACTGGATTCAGTGAGACCAGAAAAAGAGCACTTATTAACAATATAGAAACTGACAGCACGAGCCGTAGGGTCACAGCTTCGGGGGTCTTTCCCGAGATACTCTTTAGACTCCAGGAAAAGATATTTTGCCGAACTGGGGTCAGGGTGCCTTTGTTTAAGTTGGACAAGTTGGTTCTTAATTTCATTGCCATTCAACTGGAGTTGCTTCCAGAACGTATAGAGCGGTTCATACAGATCATTTACCCAGATATCCAAGTGGGGATACATCTGCGAAACATACAATGCCACAGAACCACCACCAAGGAAAGGTTCACGAAACTCTTTGTAGTCAGAAAAAAGTGGGAAGAACTCTGCCATCTTTTTGACAGCACGAGACTTACCACCAGGATAACGAAGAGGAGTTTTCAAAGAGGTCATACAATCAATTGTTTGTCAGGAGTAATAATGTTGCTACCAAAAATTTCATTGTAGCGGTTTGCTACATCAGGTTGCACTTCTACACAGTATATCACATGTTTCATGTCAAGAGAGATTTCGGGACGCTCAGTATCAATAACTGTTGCCCATGGAGCAAAACCCACTTGACCTTGTTGAGGAATAACTACCAAAGGATTTTTAATTACTAGATACTCATCTCCAGAATCAAGAACTTCAGTAATAATCTCTTCACCAGAGATAATTCTAATTAGTTTTACTTCTTTCATTTGAAATTACACTCCAGCATTAGTTGAGTAAGACAAGCGAGCAGATTGATTTCTTGGTCTACAACAAATGCAGACTTATATTGATACTCAGCAATAATTAAAACGGCAGCAGCAACACTAGGACCATCCATCACACCAGACAGATTGTCATAGAGTTTACGCATAATTGAAGTTGGGTCAGAATCAAGATTCTGTGTCACCCACTTCTTCACATCATTGAATTTTTTATTCTTAAGACTATCTACAAGAGATTCGATGTTTGCATCACCTAACGTCGCCAGAATGCCAGTGTCAATAGACCCTGTGCTTGCGTATCGCTGCAACTCATTG